CGGGCTGCTCGCTGAGCATCTTGCGTTGTGCTGCCTCTTTCGCTGGGCGGGCTTTTTCCTCAGCCTCATCAGCCGAACGTCTTGCTGCACGCGCAGCATCACGCTTCTTCTCGGCCTCGTCACGTTGGCGCAACAACGAGGGGTTCATAGGTAGGGCTGAAAAAGACGAGCCAGACTTCTTTGCAGGTGCCGTGCTGGCAGCGCTGCCACTTGATGCGGCTGGCTTTGCCTTATTGGCACCTTCAGAGCGGTAGCTGCTGCTGACGGCCGGGGTGCTGGCTTTGCTCTTTGGAGCCACGTCATCACTGCGCTTGGTCTTTGCATTACTCTGGCCGGGACGGGTTGGCGTGCGGGCTGGCATGCTTGCCATGGACTCCATGCGGCGATCCCGCTCATCCATGTCGCCGTCACTGGCTTTTTTGGATTCTTCCGAATTTGCAGATGAGGCTCTAGCCTTCACCATCTCTTGGACTTCGCCTGCAAGCTTCTTGCGTGCTGACTCCATGTCGGCTTCCTTGTTATAGGAGCCGGTTTGGATGTCATCTCCGCTGCCGCTTTTGACGCGCTTGCCTTCGCTGTCCAGCAGGTAGCCGCCGTCTTCGTATCGTTTGGTCTTCTTCATGATTTACTCCTCAGCAGGTTTTGCAATTGGTCTTGCCACGAATGGCGATGCCGTCGATTGAGCCGCCTTTGGCCATTTTGACTGCGGGCTTTTTAGGCGCAGGCTTTTTGACTGCTGGCTTCTTGGGTGCTGCCTTCTTTAGAGGAGCAGAACCACCGTCGATGTCTTGAGGTGGCTGTCCCATGTCAGCGGTGTAGATGCCGCCATCTCGATATTTTTTCATCTCAGTTCCTTCAGCCTTGTCGGCTTTGACAAACTCTTTACCGACCTTCGTCGGCACCTTGACCTTTTTGGCAAACTTGGGATTGTTCGCCACCGCTTGCATGAACTTCTTCTGCTCTGGTGATTTACTGGGCATTACTTCCCCGCATACCAATTGACAAGCTGAACAAGCCCTGCGCCCATGACGCTACTGGCTCCGCCAACCAACATCAAAACCTTCCAGCCGCCACGAGCTTCAGACAGTGTTTTGTCAATTGCCGCCAGCGTTACCTGCATCTCTTTCATGTTCGACAACATCTTGTCCATGTCATCTTGCAGGTGCTTGATGTCGGACGCATGCGTAGCAAGTTCACGGGCTGTTTGGATAGCTTCTTCACTCATGTCAGCACTTCCACCTTGCGAGAGAAGCCGCCTTGCGGGTAGGCTTGCCCTTCTCATCTTTCATCGGACCCGGCATCCCAGACATGCGTGCGCAGAACGAATCCTTGCGCTTGCCGCCTTGGGGCTGCGGGGCTTTGAGTTTGCTACCGGTGGCAGCGTTGTACTTGGCACGGCCTTTGGCAGTCAGCCCCGCCCCTTTGGAGACGGGCAGCTTTTCGCCACGACCGACTGCAAGGGATGGGGTTTTCTTAGCCATAGATCAAGATAATTGAGGTCGTGTTCGTCACCGTGCCGTGCAGTGCGCCTTCTTTGCAGAGGAGCCCTTCACCGGGAACGGGGATGATTGTGTAGCCAGCTGTCGTGTTGGCTGCGGTGTTAATCGTGGCGATGATCTCGCCAGAAGCACCACCTTGACGGATTACCACAGACCCAGCGGTAGCACCATTCACAGCGTAGATCGTTTTGACACGAGTACGCGGAATGTCACCATCGCCTTGGGTCTTGAAGTTGCCCGTTGCCGTCAGCGGCTTGGTCGCTAAGACGTCGGTTTGCATACCCATGGTGGGCTCCTAATTAGGCAGTGCGTGTGAACACGTAAGCAGTGGCGCTGGAGAACATGATGGTGTAACGAGCCAAGCCGGTAGCGCCGGAGGCAACAGTCAGGTCACCAAAAGAACCAGCGGTGTCGGCAGCGGCGGTAGACAGGATTGCGTTGGTGTTCACTGCGATGGTCACGGTGTTCGCGCCAGCGGTGTTGTCAATGAACAAATCCAGCACAGTGCCGCGAGAAGCGCCCAAAGCCGCACCCAGAGCCGTGCCGGTGGGCAAGGTGATCGTGGTAGCTGCAGCCGAGGTCGAAGTGATGTAGCCATCAGCAACCTGAGCAGCCGTGGCGGTTGCCGTGGCGTTGATTGCGTTGAAATCGGTGGGTTGGTGGCCAGTGATGAAGCCGTTCAAAGAGCGTACTGGGCCGGAGAAGGTGGTCAATGCCATGATAATTTCCTCATGCGGTTAAGCGTATCTGTCTGCATGACGTCAGCCGGACCTGTCAGATACGCCGGTGATTCCGGGTTATGTGTTTATATCACGCAGGTAGTGTGGGGTCAACGAGCTTGTTCGATTTTTTTAAGTTTTCGTCTTGGGTGATGACTTCCATGTTCCACGGCACATGCAGGCCGCACACGGTCTCTCCTTGTAGTGGTGTGATGTGGTCCACGACGTGGGGTACGCCCATGCGACGGCTCAACTCAATGGCCAGCCGGTACTTCAGCCGAATCTCCAGCTTGTGCTCGGCCGTGAGCCACTTCGGCGTGGCCTGTCGGAAACGTCGGCGGCGAGCGTTCACAAGCTCGCGGTACAGGTCTGGGTTGCGTTCTTTATAGGCCAGCTTGTACTGGCTCACGACGGCCGTATCGCGGGCTTTTGAGCGGGCTTTGACCACCGCTGTATTTCGGGCGTAATAGTCCTGCTTGGCCTTCTGTCCAGCTTTGGACTTGTTGTACTCCGCGAAGTACTCTGCACGGGTTTCAGTGCCGCGCTGCCACTCAAGCTTCAGGCATTCAAGGCACGCGCCTTTGGTCTTGCGTGGGGCAATGTGCCCGTGCTTGCAAGGCTCTCCGGTGAAGTAGTAAGCGGCTCCTGTGGCCTTGGCTTCGGCGCGGGTCTTGGGTAGGTTTGTGGTGACCATGTGTGCTCCTTGGTTTTGACACAGGTAATATACCACAAAAAGAAAGGGGACCGAAGTCCCCTCTCATATTAAACCGTAAGGTCTAATTAGTTGGAGCCGGAGCTACCAAACATCCCGAGCGGATCGCTCCAGCCAAAGGAGTAGCGCTCGCGGCTCTTATAGCGAACGTTGCCCGTGTCAAAATCCCCGTCCATGGAATTGGACAGGGGAGTACGGACAAAGTGCTTCAAGCCGTTAGGCACGTCAGTCTTCAAGAACCAAGCGTTGTTGTCGGTCAAGAAGTGGTTGACGCCATAACCTTCGGGGATCGCGCCCATTGCTTTCAACGCGTTGATGTCGTTGTCAGCGGTGGCAACACGCAATTCGGTGTCAAGCAGACGCTTAGCAACGAACATCAGTGCTGGAGGCACGATCAGCTTGCGGGGCTTAGCGGCGATCAACAGGCCACGTTCGTCGGTCCAAGCGGCGATCTGAATAACGGCGGCTTCCAAGGAAGTCTCGTTCAGGTCAGCTTGCACAGAAGGAGTGTTGCTGTTGGTGCCACCAGAGACCAAGGGGTGAGCCGAGCTGAACAATGCAACGCCGTCGCCACCGGGGTAGCTGGCGGAGAAGCCGTTGTTCAACACTGCAGCGCCCTTGACCTGCTTGGTGTAAGCCATAGCACGAGCCAAACCCTTGGTGTAACGAGCAGACAGGCTGTCGTACAAGTTGTCTTCGATCGCTTCTTCAGTGATCGAGAAACCCAAGGCGATGGTTTCGTGGTTGTAGCGGGTAGACCATGCTTCTTGAGCATTGTCATAAGCGATAGCAGCGCCTTCAGCTTTCACTGGGGCGGCACTGAAGCCAGACAATTTGGTCTCTTCTTCGAAGGAACGCTCGGAAGTCTCGGTTTCGTAGATTTCCTTGTGTTCTTCGCCGTACTTTGCATACTCCAAACCGAACAAAGCGTTCAAGCCGGGGAGCAGTTCTTTCAGCAGTTGTGCGCGTGAAATAGCCATGATTTAGCTCCTTATTAGACGCCAGTCGGGTTGAGGTATTGATGGCCGCCGGTCATGACGGTCGTGGTGGTATACACCAACGGACTGCCAGTAGCCGTAGTTTCGGACACCGCGTAAGGCGCGTTCCACTTGCAAATGAACTCGCAGAAGTTGCCAGAAGCGTTTGCACTGTCAGGCACGCCAGCGATGATTCGGATGGGCAACGAAGCAGTCGTAGCAGCGCTAGAACCGTCAATAGCCACAGCCGAGTTACCGGTGGTAGTCGAGCCAGAGTTTTGGACCAGAGACACGTTGGTGCCGATCACGGTTTGGCCGTAGAAAGCGATGGTTGTGCCCGAAGACACAGCAGCGACTTTGAACAGAACGTCCGGATCATCCAAAACGAATGCCACAGCGTCAGCAGCGACGGTACCGGTAGGCCAGTACTGTTGGAACTGAATCTGTTTGGTCGATGGGTTGGTGAATTGGCAACCAACAAACACGCCAACGGGAGTGGCGGTAGTGGTACCAGTGTCTTTTTCGATAACGCCAGTGCTAACCAGCTTGACAACGTCACCAGCGAAGATGTTGGCAGCGTAGCCGCTTGCGATCTTCAGTTGACGGGTCGAACCAGCGAACACCTGACCGCCGATCAAATTGATCGGTTGCAGGCCGTAAGGCTTGTCAACGGTAGGATATGCCATGTGAGACTCCTAAAATTTATGAACCAGAACCGAAACTGACCTTCGTGCTTCGTTCAGAGAACTTCGGCATACGACGATCATTTTCACTAAGGAAACTGTTGTCCACGGATTCCATCTGAGCCTTGTTTTGGTTCGCGTAGTATTCTGCGCGTTGCACCAAGAACTCTTCAGGGATACGACAGAGCAACAGGCCACCAACTTCAATGCCGCCTTTAAAGCGACCTTCAGTGGTTGCGTGCATCATCAGCTCAGGATAATCCTCTGCTTTGCAGGGCTCATATCCTTCGCGCAACTTTGAAGAGATGTTGCCGGGATCATTGGTACCCATAGTGCTCAAGCGCACATATCGGTGAACCCAACCCGGACGGTCGTCCGGTTTTGGCAAGGTTTCC